ATAAGCCTTAACTGATTGCTGTGTTACACCTTTGGTAGCAGAGTTAGATGACATATCATCTTCATCTAAAAATAATGTTGTGTTAAGTGCTGTACCTGCTTCATTAATGACTGTATCTACTCTGTCATTTATGTCCTCTATGTGTTGTTGTAAAGGCGACATACGAACAGCAGAACCTGATGCGTGTGATAAACCAGATGTTGCAGCAGAACCTGTAAGGTATCGTTTGTTTATGTTGTCTGTTGTAAGTGTTTTAGTTCCTGTATTTATAGAAGTAATTAATATTACTTCTCTTGATGTAGAGCTATCAGGATTTAAAACTAAATAACAAGGTGCAGCTAATGTGTTACCAGCAGAATCAGAAACTGTATTTACGGTAAATGTTAAATCAGATGCACCAGCAGTTGCTGTTAATGTCGTTTCAAATGCGTTTAATAAACTTGTTTCTTGTGCTGTCATTCTATCCTAATCTACCTACTCCTAGTAGTGCTACTCCTAATCCTTCTCCTGCAGTAGATACTGAAACTACCTTACTACCTCTAAATCTTACTAGACAAAACGTAGTTACAGAACCTCTTGGAGATATTTCTTCAATCGGACTGCTAACATTTTCTATTATACCTCGTAATAAAGTATCGGGTCTGAATATCTCTAATTGTACGTTTTTACCTTCTCTGTTTCTAAGTGCTTGATACACTAATTCACCTTGACCGTTTATCTTTATTCTTTTTCTATTAGGTCTTTCTACCTGGTCAGATATATTTATTGGCATATCTACTACAAGGTCACTTACTAACTGGAAACCTCTAATAGCAAAAGATAATAAACTAGGTGATTGTGATTGGTCATCTGTACTTATATCTATCTTTCCTGCTATGTACCTACCATCTACAAGTGTCATAACTTCTTCTTCACCACCTGTACCAGAGTTTATAGATACTTGCTCTGCCCAGGTTGTAGCATTTGGATTTGTAATATCTGCTGCAATAGTAGATGTAGATAGCTTTATTGTTCCAGAAGATACTGCATTTGTATTTAGTTTTGCACCAACAAACTGTTTCTTTTCTGATGTAAAGAAGTCAGCTAATGCAGTAATTATGTAACCACTAGAAACAAATGTCGTAGCCTCTCTGTATAATCCACCACCACTTATTGTTGCAAATATTCTGTCAGAAAATACTGCAAGACCTTCTACTATGCCACCTTCTGCAAACTCTAAATCTCTAGCTATACCTGTAGTAGGTAAGTAGTAACGCCATAAGTTTGTAACACTGCCAGAATCTTTTATACCTGTGTAAATACTATCTCTTGTAGATATAATCTTGTAAGGTGATTGGTCTATTGTTGTTGTACCATCACCCCACTGTTTTATAAGTTGTGCATTTACTAACACGTATAAACTATTAGCATTTGTTATCTCTGCTCTGTACAATCTACCTATCTTGCCACTAGCAGTATTTTGAAATGTACCATAAAATATAAATCCTTGTGCTGCATCTATAGCGTTTGGTACTTCACCTTCTATAAATGTTTGACCTTTGAGTGTAAGTGATGATGATTCATCAGCAAAAGAATATATATATCCATCTGATGCTGCACCTAATACAACAGCACCACCATCTGCTAGGTCTGTCCACTCTGTGCCAGTAGGTAATGTTTTCATAGTTGTTGGTGAACTTGCACTTGTTACTTCGTATAAATCACCAGAAGTATCACTAGCAACTATTCTTCCTTTCATAGACCATATTTTGCTAAATGTCTTTGTGCTATTGAATGTGCTATATGTACTTGCACCTGTTCTCTTGTAAATTACACCATTAGCAACTATGTATAGTTGTGTACCTAACACAGCTAAACCTGTTATTGCATTACCTGCACTTGGTGCAGTTTCTGATGTAACAGTTATAGAAGTAGCAGTAGGTGTATCTATTCTTTTCAGTACATCACTGTCTGCAAAAAATATAGAGCCACCCATTTCCTCCATATACAAGTTTGTGTTTGTAGAACTAGATAGTTCTTCTGTGCTTTTAAGTAAAGATACTTTATACTCTTGTCCTACTTCTTTACCACTAAATACATCAACACCCTTACTATCCCAAAATCTTGTAAAATCTAACTCACCTTTGTTTCTTCTATGTGCTTTATCTAATCCTGAACCACCAGAAAAATCTGTTCTTGAATATATCTGACCAAACTCCTGTTGGAAGTCTTCTGGTGTTTCTGATGTTTGTATAGCTTGTGCCTGTAATGGTGCAGTGTTTATGTTAAGTTGCCTACCAGGACCTACTGCAAAACGTAACAAAAGGTCATCTAAGTTAGCTTCATACCCTTTTGATTGTGGTGCAGATGTATTAGAAGGTGATGGTAATACAGACATTACGCACTATAGTTTATGTTCATTATTGATACAGGTGCAGGATAAAGAGAACGTAAGTTACCTCTTGCTTCATCTATCAACAATGACCTAAGTCTAAGTAGTGCATTTCTTATTCTTTCTCCTGAACCTACAGGATAGTTTTCTGCAGCAAGTTTCTCTGTTATAAACTCTTGTGTAGAAGCATCTACGTCTGTTGCTCCCATAATATCTGCTACGGCTCCTACCATTACTATTTGTTCATATTCGTCCTCTAACAAACAAGTTGTAGATAAATCATCTGTTTCTGCTGTTGGTCTTACAAACTTTCTTTTTACTACAAGGTTTACTGTCTTGCCATTTGATGTGTTGTAAAACTGTACTGCTGTGTTTGTAGTTGATGGAGGAAAGTTAGTAAGCAGTTCTATACCTGCAGATGTGTATTGGTCACCTGTAGAGTTTTGTACATATGATGTTAGAACTTCTACTGTAGATGCAGGGACCTCTGCATATGTGCTACTAGATGTAACATTTGTCGTAGTCACATTGTATAGTGAAGGATAAAGTCTTACAATATTATCTGACACTGCATCAAACACAGTCTTACGAGGAAATGTAGGATTTATAAAAATATTATCTTTATCGCTATGTGCAGCAGCAGTTGTACCTGAATATCCTCTTGATACTGTAAGTGTTCTTGTAGATGTTGTTGCAGAAGTTACTAACATAATCTCTTGATTTATTTCTATCAAAGCACCAGAGCCTAATAAGTTTTCTTCTTCTACTGAAAACAATCCAGCTTCATAATTTAACGAAGTTACTGAATCATTTATTGCACCATCTAATCTTGAAAATGCTGATAAATCATCTGGTTTATTTAAAAAATCTCTATAAATTCTGTCTATAAGTGTGCTTACTGCTGCCATATATACCTATGTTACTAGAGGGAGAAGTATTTATCTCCCTCTAATAAATATACTATCTAACTACCTATTAGGAAGTTGATAATGATGTAATTTTGCCGTGGAATTGTTCTGGACCATACTCCAAACCAACTTCTCCGTATATTTGGAACTTATAAGCTGAACCAGATTGTGCAAGTGGTTCTGCAAAGAAGTGTCCTTTTCCTGGAATATCCAAGAATACTGGAGCACAATAAGCAAGGTCTACAATCATAATATCTTCAGCAGGTATGTGTCTGCTATAGACAATTCCTACTTCACCAAAGTCTGTTTCAATACTTGTGATATTTACTCCACCGATATTTCTATCTCTTGGTGCAAGTGCTAACGCACTTGAAAATACAGAGGATAGTTTTTGCTTTTGGAAAGCGTTAGCAAAAATTACAGGTTGCTCAAATGGAGCTCCTGAATCTGCCATAGCTTTCAAACAAGCATCTAATTTTGCTTGGTCTAAAGCTGCGTTACCACCAGCTACTTCGTTTGTTGAGATAGCTGCTAACATTCCTCTTGTTTTTCTTGCTGTCGTTACGTTTGTATCTGCAACATATTGACCTTGTATGAAAGAGAACTCTATATCTCTAGCTGCTCTCTTCATAGCCATATCTAATTGGAAAGCCAATTCATCTTGAACTGGTTGATTTCCAAGGATAGATTCGCCACTAATGTTGCCAGTTGCTGCTTGTTTTGTGTATGAAACGTGAACACCATATTGCATAATCTGTGTAACGTTTGTTACTTGACTTCTGGTTCTTTCTGCGAAAGTTGCATCTGCACCTTCAACAACTACTGTTTGAGCTGCTGTTGCGTTATCAACTGTTTGCCAGGTGAACTGTTTAGAGGTAACTGATTTACCTCCTGTCATTCCACCAATAGCAGAAAGGAATGGTGTATCACTAGGTGTTATGTTAAATAACTCACCCACGAAATTAGGTAAATCGTAAGAATCTCCTAATCCTGATACTGCACCCATTTTAAATCTCCTTTACTAATCTTTTCGGGTTAATGCTCTTAGTTTGTCGGCTTTGAGATTTGAGCTTGTTTGCCAATCACCATCTTGTTGAGCTTGTGCAATTTGGTCATCTATGCCTACAGGCTCTACAGGAACAGACGCTTCAATTACAGTGTCTAAACTTTCTTGGCTTGTTACCACTCTTGACTTCTGTGCTTGTTCTTGTGTAACTTCGGTAGGAGTTTCCGAGCTCCATCCATAGTTTTCTTCAGCAAACTTCTTCACAGCATCAACTTCTAACTCACCTTTATACAAGTCTTTCAACGCTTTGCCCTGTCCAGAAGCTGGGTCAAAACCTGCATCTTGAATAAGATTATTCATCTTTACAGATTTATATTCCTTTTCTACACCTTCAAGCTCTTTGATACGCTCACGCATCTGCTTGATGGCAGTGTTGTCCTCTTGTGTTTCTTCTACTGTATTTTCTACTTCGTTTTCCATTTTATCTCTTTTCCTTCTCACAGTTTCTACTAACTGCATTACCCTGTGGAAATAATGCGATAGGCGACAAATTAAAATAAAGAATAACTAGAATTGTCAGCCACTTCTGGGCTATTCAGATACAGGCGAATTGTTTACACAGTTTACACGCCAGATATAAACTGGAGGTGCAGAGTCCATTTATTTACGCAGACTACCGCTATGCGTTAATTTTATTATACCACTAGATATAGTATGTCAAGTTTATTGTTGTGTAAGACCTGTTACTCTACCACCACGTCTAGCAGGACCTGTAAGTGGTGTAAACCTTGTTTCTTCTTCTGCTTCTAATATTCTTACTTGTTCTAATTGTTCAGGTGTTCTAAATACTCCTGCTTCTACAAATTCTTCAACATCAAACAAATCTTCTTCTGGCACATCTACACCACCTCTTTGTTGTAGTTCTTGTATTCTAGGAACTTGTATTTGTGCTGCTTGGAATGTTTCTCTTGCTTGACTTTGGGTAAGACCAAATCTCTGTAATCTTTCTATTTGTGTTTGATTAAGTTGAAAACCTCTAGCCTCTGCTTCTCCACCTATTTGTGCTTGTCTAATTTGTCCTGATAATATTGCATCACCAAGATTGGTATCTATTGCTGCAACGAATATAGATTCATCTGACAAATCTATACCAAAGTTTGTAGCATAATATTCTTTTACTTCTGGTATGTTTTGTTCAATACCACTGTAAACAGTATTTAATCTTGATTGAAATTCTGTTGGTGAAACATCACCTTCTATAAGTTGTTGAAAATTATTTGCAAACAAATCAGGATTTATTCCAAATTTCCTTAAGTCATCTTTATAAGAATCTACAACAGAACCATATTCTGCTTCTGATAATCTTACAGAACCATCAGCTCTTTTATTTCCTGGAAAGTAATTATCATAGTTTGCATCTGCTCTAACTGCATTTAAAGCTAAATTTATATTTTTATCAAAGTCTATATATTTTTCTACAAATAAATCTACAAGTCCATCAGGTAAAAAAGGATATAATACTTTTACTTCTTCTTTAAAATTTGCCATTACTCTATTCTAACTCCTTGACCAAAGACTTTCATAGCGTCTAATGTTTCATTAACAACTTTATCAATACCTATCTCTAAACCTTTTTGTGTCAAATATTTACTGGCTTTTGTAGAATCATTAAGTTTTAACACCTCTTGAAAGTAATCACTTGTTGTATCTATTTGTTGTCCCCACTGATTAGTTGTAAAGTTTTGCCAAGGAGATGAAAATTCTTCATATGTAACATTTTCTTCATACATAGGAAATAAACTTTGTTTTTGTGCTGTTAATTTTTTAACTAATTCGTTTTCATAATCAGCATCATTTCTTAATTTTCCTGCTTCTTCTGCTATAAGAGTTTGATTTATATCACCAAACACAGGACCCAAGTATCTGTTATATAGTTGTTGTACTCTATCTTCACCTGCAGCAGTTGAATCAACTTCTACACCAGATAAAAAGTCAGACAAATCTTCATTCATATTTCCAACTTTTGAAGGGTCTGCAATTAAACCTATCTGGTCTTGTGTATATAAAGATGTCCATTGACCTGTAGTAAATTTATCCGATACCCAATCAATAACATTTTGTGGTGGATTATTTATACCTGCTTGAATCATAATGTTACGTATTTGTATTTTGTCATCTTGTATTTTACTTACTGCATCTTGTGGTAATTCACTTACAGGTTTACCCTGTGATAACAACAACCAATCTCTTTCATCTTGTGTATGTGTTCTCCACCAATTAGTAGTTTTCCATTCAGTTTCTGTTACAGTTCTACCTTCAAGTGTTGCTTCTGCAAGTAAAAAAACCATCTCTTCATTATCTAACCAAGGTCTTAATTCTGCTTCTTTATCTAAATAATCTATAAATCCTTCCCACGGAGTTAAACCTTGTTGCAACATTTCTGGGTTATACAACTCTGCAATATTGCCAAAAGGAACTGTGGATGCTATGTAATTAGAATTTACTTCCCTAAAAGTTTGATTATCAAACGTTAAGGGAAGTAAACCTCTTATGTCTTGTTCTGTAGCACTATAATTTATTTGTACATTAGAACCTGGTATTGGATATAAAACAAAGTACATATCTCCTGACTTAACTATCTCTCCACCTTGTGGTATTGTTTGCAAGTTTTCTACAGGAACACCATCTTGTGTAATAACAACATTACCACTTTCATCTACTGTTGTGTAATCTTTAGGGTCATAATTAGTATTACCTACACCTACAACACTTTCTCTTTCTTCCATAGGAGTTGATGCGTCTTCACCACCATAATCTCCTGGATAATCTGGAGTTAAAAGTTCTGGAGATTGATAGTTTTTATCTGCATCTTTGTAACCCTCTCTACCTGGTATTTCACCATCTAGTAATCTTTCATACTCTGATTTTGTAAAACCTCTAGCTTTGTCTAATTCTGTTAATACATTATTAGCTGTGGTTCTTGCTCCGTTAGGTCCATAAACTACTATTTGTGCCATTACTCGTTACCTATCATACTTGTAAATAATTTAGTAAATACGTTATTTATCTTTTGTTTTCTTTCAGACATAGGCATTTTTGTTTTTACATCTTGTGGTGGACGACCATACATATTTGTTATACCTGCACTCCTTGATTCAATATCCATTGTATCATTATCTTCAGGCATAGTGGTTGTTGTAGTTGTTGATGGCACAGGACTAGGGTCAAAACCTTCTTCAGGCACTGGTATTCCTCTATCTGGCTCTAATGCAGATAATTCAACATTTAACCTATCTACAAGACCAGGAAAATTTTCTCTATCTTTATCTGTAATAGATGTATTCCAGACCTTTGCTATTTCTTCTGCATTATCTAATAACAATGCCTCATAAAATTTTTTGCTTGATAGTTTGCCTGGTCTGTTGTAAGTGCCAATAACCATAACATCAAATTGATTTTGATTAAATGATATATCATAATTTTCTAATCTTTGATTTACTATTCTTTGTATCTCTTCTAAATCTTTTACAAGCAACTCTTCTGCTTTTTTTTCCGTTATAGTGTCACCCATTTTAAATTGTTCACCACCTGATGAATTACTGTGACCATAACCTATGGATATAGACGAACCATCTCTGTATGCTTCTAATCTTAGTTTTTCTAACTCTTTTAAAATTTTTATAGCACTTTGAGAAACTTCCATACTACCCTCCGATACTCCTAAGCCCAGCAACGCTAGACTTAATAATATTGGCAACATTTTGTGTTTGCTCCCTTCTTTGATTTAAGTCCATTTCAGGTTTAAATAATTCTCTAACCTTTGATTCAAATTTAGCAACTGAATTACTTGGAGTAGTTGTTGTCGTAACTCTTTCTACATCTTGACCAAAAGGTATCATCTTTCCTTCAAACATTATATCTTTTCTTTTATATTGAGGACCTAAAGCCTCAAGTGTTTCTTTGTATTCTTGTGTTTGATAACTAGCTAATATACCTAGCAATATCTCAAACTCTTCACCACTTGGTTCTCTTCCTATTTGTTTTTTTACAGTGTTTATAACTGTGTTACCTAATTCGTCATAATCTAATTCAGGTTCTGTTGGATATAAAGATGTATCATATTGAGGGTTTAACAATATTTTGTTTAAATATTTATCGTATTCCTGTCCTGCATTATTAGCATCACCAAACAAACTATTTAGAGCTTGTTTTGTTGATTCTCCAATAAATCCAGAAACAAAAGAACCTGATTTTAAATACCCTGCATCAAAAAGTTTTTGTTGAAATGCTTTTAAAGATGAATCATTGCGTAAAGAATCTAAAACATCATTTGCATCACCTTTTATATAAGGAACAAAATTAGTATTATTTACTAAATAATCATATGTATTTACAACTTCTTCACTTGGAGTACCTGCATTTATAACTATTTCTCTTGGCATACCTAATGGTGTATAAGCAGATTCTTTTCTTTCTTTTCTTGATTGTTGTGCTGCGTAAAAAGCTGATGCTGACATACCTGTTTCTGATTGAAAATTAAGAAGTTTTTCTTCTACCGTGTCACCTTCTATAGCGTATTCTTGAAACAAAGCATTTAAAAATTCTTGATACTCTTTTGCTACATCTAAATCTACTATTTCATCCGTCATTTAATCTCCTAAATTGTATGTCTTATTATATTTTATCTCAAAACTAAGCACTTCATCATATACAGAATAAAATTCTGGATATTGCGAAAGAAGTCTGTTTGCAACTTCTCTAAGTTGTTCTCTGTAATATTGTGCAGATTCTGACCTTGGGTTTCTTAATGAATCTTCAAGTGTTTCCTTATTTTTCGGATATGTTAATGTATCACTTTCTTGAGCTAAACTAAATAAAACAAAATCTCTTGCTGCAAAATAATTTTTTAAAGCTGGATATACAGGATAATTTTGTAAAGATTTATCCTTGGACATTTCTTCTAATTCGTCCATTTTAGTATTCCAATCTGAAACCCATCTTCTTTTTTCCTCAACATCTCTATCTAATAGCTTTTTAAGATTAATATCTGTATCACCATTACCTAAAGGAAATGCGTCATCACAATAATTTGCAGCTTCTCTTCTTGCGTTGTTAGCATTATCTGAATAGTCACCTTTGTAATATTTAGTTGCATTATCGTAACAAAGGTTATATAAAAATTCTTGTGATTCTATTACCATCATTGCTGGGTCTATTGCTTTTATGCTATCTTCATTAAGTTGTTCAAAAAATAAAGTGCTATCTAGCTCACCTTTAATGTGTATATCGTCCATTAGATATAAATATGTTTCTTCATATTTATCAACTACTTCTGGATTGTTATCTTTAAAATCTCTTTCGGCAACAGTTCTTGGCAGTTTCCCATCCAATGGGTCATACTTACCTTGTTTAAGAATAGCAGCAGTGTTTACTTGGTCTGTGGCTTTTAATCTACCCTCTAAATCTGAAATGCTTTCAATACCTGTCATTCTTGTAAAAGTAAGCCAAGCTAAAAATTCACCATCTTCTGCTCCGTATTCATCTGTCATTTGTTTCCTAAGCTCTGAATAAAATAAAGCAAGAACACCAATGCTTACATAACTTTTAGCGTCTTTAGTTGTTACCTTTCCTAAATCCATATCTCCTAAAACTGCCTCTGTAAATTTTTTTAATTTTTTAGGCACGGTTTTTGCATCAATATCAAACTCTGTTTGATATAACAATCTTGGTGGAGATGGAGATATTAACTTTGCAAAACCTTCAAATGCAAGTCTTGCAGCTACATTGTTTAATACTTTTTTATCAAATTCTTCAAAATCTTTTTCTGTTTGTAAAGGTTGAGGTTCATTTAATGATACTATTTTTACAGAATCTAAAGCTCTACTTGCAACAGCATCATCTTGTAGTAAAGAATCTAACTCTCCTGATATACCAACTTGAGCTGCAGATATAAAAGATTTTAAATATGTTGGTGTATAAATATTGCCTAAAATTGTTGGAATACCATCAGGAGCAAGTTCTTCTAAATCTTCTATTGGAGTTCCATAAGGAACAATAAGTTTATATGTATCTCTACCTAATAATTTTTTAAGTTGTCCACTAAAAGCTCCTATAGCTACTGCTGCTACTGGACCTACGCCTGGTAATAAAGTTGCTCCAACTAAATTAAAACCACTTAAAGGCACGGTAACACTTACATTCAATTTTTCTGCACCAGCACCTAACCATTTTCTAGCTACAAAATCTGGTAAAGGAACGGCAACATACTTATCACCAGACAAAGGGTCATCATAAACTATTCCATTTTGCTCACCTGCTTTTATACCGTGAGTAGCTTTTAACAAAGCATCTGGTTTTTGTACAAAACCTTTACCTAAAGAAAACATAACTTCTTTAAATGCTTCAAAAAATGGAAATACAAATCTTAAAGCATCTGCTGTTTGTCCCTTTAAACTTAAATTATAAAAAATCCTAGTGCTTTCGTTTAATGCGTATTGTTTTGCTCTAGCATCCATAGCCTCTAAACTTATTTTTGGTAAATTATTTTTTGCTGTTAGAGCTGCAAAATTTTCAAAACCTTTTGATATTTCAGGATGTAAAGAAATTAATTCATTTTTTAGTTTTCTAGGTAATTTATTAAATCTATTAAACAATGTCTTTAATGCTTTTTCATCAGCAATAATTAAATCATCAGCAAGACTTCTATTAACAAGTTGTTTAAAAAAAGGTATTCTAATTAAATTAGCTTCAAAAGCAGATGAAAAATGCCACATTGCATCCCAAAATTTAAACCCATCTCTATCCATAGTTTTTAAATAATCTTTGTAATTTTTTGAATCAATTAATTCTCTTGGTGAAGGAATATCTACAGGTCTTTTGGTACCAGATGTTCTAAGCATTTCTTCAATACCATCTGTAATAATTTTAGAATTTTCTGTAGTTCTTCTTGCTAATGAGTTTAAATCTACATTACGATATATTCTTGTAGCAAAACTTTCTAAAAATTCTGTATTACCACCTGTTAATGTAATAAGTTGTTCTTGCAATGCTTTTATTTCAAGCAAAGCATCATCTAAAGTTTCTGGTACTTCGTCTGCAATTAAAGTAGATGTAAAATCGTCCCATAATTGTTTTTTATCACCACTATAAAATCTCTCTGCAAGTTCACGTAAAGATTTATTGTTTACTGTGTAGTCAGCTACAAGTTGTGATATTTCATTTGAATAAATAGCAGCGTATTGTATTCTTAACGATTCAACAGCTCTATTCATCAAATCACTATTTTCAAATATTTCATCACCGTAAAAAACAGAATTAAAATTTTCTTGATAAACATATCTTTGACCTCTTGAGCCGACCTCTTTTAGTCTTCTATTACCAACTGCTTTTTGTAAACTATCTTCTAATTGTCTTTTTGACCATCCACCTTTTTTATATGTATTACCTAATACATCTGTTTTATCAAAAAATAAACTACCTAAATATGCAAATGGTGCATTAAGAGGTGTATCAAATCCATACAAATATGCTCTTATATAACCTTCTAATGATAGTCTTGTTGGATAAGCAAGTCGTGTAGGCAACATAGCTGAACTCCAAATCATTTGTCCTTTCCACAAAGCATCTGAAGTTGCAGTAAATCTTTTAGGTAAAGGTAAATCTAAATCACTTACTTTAATACTTAATGATTTAAAAAAATCTCCTAGAGCAGTTCCTTCGCCAAAAGTATCATCAGTGTATCTACCAAGTTTACTTAATGCTCTTGAACCAACTTGGTCTAAAGTATTTACAACTCTTTTTACATCTCTAAAAGGAGTAAAGTAAAAAGTATTTTCCATAACTTGATATGGAAAAGGAACATCAAAAAATCTTTCATTACCCGCACCAACACCTTTTCTTTTTACAGCTCTTGTAGCAACACCATCTCCAGCAGTGTAAGCAACATTTTGTTTTCTAAATGTTTTTATTGTTTCGTCTGCCCATTGTAAATAACCTTGATATGTGCCTTTGTTTTTAGAATATTTTTTTATTAAATGTCCATAAAAATCTTTTATTAATATTTTTTGTGCCAAATAAAATCTTCTATCTTGTAATGCTTTTGTTAAATTTATAGCAACATTATTTACTACTGAAGCATCAGCTTTTGCTAAAGCACCATAATTAATTAATGTATCAATAGTTTCTGTAATGTTTTCTAGGTTTACTTCTTGTTCAGGCAAATATTTACCTAATGTTGTTAAAGGTTCTGTACCTTTTGCTTTTGATTGTTTATCTCGCAGAGCTTTGTAACCTGCATTGTTAATCCAATCAGGTATAATTTTTGTACCGTTAAAACTAGGACCATTCCAATTTGTTCCATTTAAAATAGAATCTTCAGTTATTTTTAACATATCATCTATGTTTTCTGCTTCTAAAAGTTTTAAAGAAAATATAGGGTCTTTATTTGCTTGAACTAATTTAACAAATTTATCAGGACTTTTATCATTTAATATTATTTTTAATACATCTTCACTTGTATCTCTTTTTATAATATCTCTAGCTAATTGTCTTGCATCATCTAATTTTCCTGCTTTTTGTAATTTTTTTATTTCATTTAATGTTCTATTAGCAACTCTTAAACTTTTTCTTCCTACACCAACTAAATTTGCAGGGTCTACAGCAAACAAAGCTGCTGCATCTATAAGTCCAGATACCCAAAAATCTACGGTAGGATTTTCAATTCCGAAAACAGAATCAGAAATATATCTACCTTGAGTAATAGTTCTACCACGATATAAATTTGCTTCTTTTAATTGTTTTGCTTGTTCTTCTGCAATACCTTGAGGAATAATTTGTGTGCCAGTTAATCTATCGTAACTTTCAATAAGACCAGAAGGACCTAGTTTTTTATATGCGTCTGGTATGTTTTTAATAAATTTATCTGGATTTAATCCAGCTTCTTCTGATATAAGTCTTAAAACTTGTTCTAATCCACTACCACCTGCTTCTTTTCTAAGTCTTAATTGTTTTTGTTCATTAAAAGTATCTGGTATAGAAAATTCTTTTCTAGCAATTAATTTACCTAAAGCATTAGTTAAAGCATTTCTATCTGCTTGTGTAGGAGTTACTAAACCAATAATGTTATACAAACTACCTATTCTTTGTGATTCTAAATCAGATAAACCTTGCTGTTGTAAAACTCCTTCTAATTCGCCAGTAAGCATTACATTTGCTCTTGCTCTTCTTGAATAAAGTTCTTCTATACCCATTTCCCAAGTTTGAAATATAAAACGAAGAGTTCTATTTAAACCTGATTGTACTTTATCCATACCACCTTTGATTCCTTCACCAATCATTCCAAATGCTTTACCAAGTAATGCTTGTTGTGTTAAGTGTGATAAAGAGTTTGGAACGCCTGTATATTGTTTATCATTTTGTGCATTTATTTTTGTTTGTTCTAAGGATGCTTTTGATACATCATCTGGAGAAGCATCAGTCATAGCAAGTGACGCAACAACACCTGGAGATAAATAAGGATTATATTGTTTTATTGCTATTGTTTTTTTTGCTAATTCAGGTGATAAATAACTAGATGTGTATGTTTGTATTTGAGCTTGTTCTAATTGTTTTTTATCTTGTAGATTCTTATATCTATCACCATAGGTGTACTGATATACCATTATTCCATACCAAGTTCAAATTGCTCTAAACCCTCCTCATACAAACTTAATGTATCAGAAGTAGGAAAACCTTCAGCTAGAGCTCTCATAAATAAATCTCCTCTTTGAGCTTCTGTTAATGTTGCACCTGCTCTGCCTGGACCTAATGCAGCTCCATCTGTAATAGGTTCGTCTGGTAATTGTGTTTGACCAAAAACATTAACAGGTGTAAATGGTCTTCTAGGTGTTTGTTGTGGAGTGGTATCTTTTGGTAAAGGTGCAGCTTGTTGTTGTTGTGTTAATTCTTGTTGTTCACCATAAGGCATACCAGGTATTCTACGTATAGCTTGTGTATTATCTTGTGTGTTTCTAGCTGGTGGTGGTACATTACTGTTTCTACCTGTAACACCTTTGTTTGCGTTACTCCTTGTTGCCATCTTCATCCTCATCATAAAACATAAATGTTGAACTTATAATCATATAGCCAAAAGGGAAAGCTAAAGGAGGCATTTGGTCTGTAAATATTCTAGGTTCTGATAGTCCCTCTTCTAGTAATATATCGTCACCTAACTCATCTACATCTTCTAGTGAGTTAAATACTATATCAGCAAATTGTTTATTTATTGACATTATCCTCCTAGTCCTTGTAGTAATTGTTGTATGCCTGGTGGAGGACCCTGTGGTGGTAGGGAACCTCCTCCAAGCAATTCTTGTTCAGCCACTGGTATTTCAGGTTCCTCTGCAGTAAAGAACTTATCCAAGATATTTTGCATATCATCTGGATTTTTTCTTATCTGCACAACAGCCATTGTTGCTTTAGGGTCACCTTGTTGTGCTTGAGCCAATAGTGTATCAAACAATACACTGTCTGCTTTTTCTTTTGTAATTCTATCGTTTACTCGTACTAAATTATCTAATCCATCTAAGTTTTCTTGTAGAGTTTGTTTATCAATAATACCTGCTTGTAATAGCTGTAAACCTGTAACAATTTTTTGTGGTTCATCATAACCAGCCATAGCACCATAAACTCTTCTAGTTTTATACGAGCCCATAATGTCACTTGTAGGATTATATTTTTCTGAATAAAATTGATTGTCATAATATCCTGATAAATCTTTTGATTGACCACCATACATTTTTTCATCCCACTCAAGTCTTTTTGCATCTATCATTTCTATAGCATCAGACATTACTGTATGATATTCTCTAATCATCAATGACATAGAAGCACCTAGTTCTTCTAATCCTCTACCTGTTGCAAAGCTAAGTGGACTTTGTGAATCATCAGTTACAGGATAAGAACCACCTACACGTAGTTGTCTTTCTATTCTGTCTATTTGTTGAAATATTTGATAAGGTACATTTGATGCTGGTTTAGATACTTGTGTACCAGGAGCAAGATAGTTTACAGCAAATCTACCTTTACGATATTGTCCTGATTCTATCTCACCTGATATGTTTGTTTCTGTAAAGACTGCATCTTCCATAGCTATTATTGACATAACATTTATTTTTGCCATAGAAGCCATTAGTCCTATGATTTGGTCATACTGACCTTGTAATCTGTCAAAAGCAAATTTCTTTGCAACTACAAAAGATGGACCACTATCTAATGGATTAGGTATAAAATCAAGAATAGTTCCAGAGGTCATATGATATATATACGTACCTTCTTCATTGTAATATTCTGCAATTAGGTCACCTTCACCATTTGAGTTTGCCCAACTTCCGTTGTAACTATCTGTGTATGCAGAAGCATAAGCATTACCAATACCTAATGTATTTGCTTGATAAAAGTCTTTACTGTTTATTTTGTCAGCAGATTTTGGATATGCTTTTGACAAAGCAGTTTTTGGAACTCTTCGTACAATAGCCATTTCTTTTGGTTGTTGGTCTGCACCGTAATATCCAGGAAAACAGTTGTAAGGGTCACGGAGTTCTGCACAAGGATATGGTGTGCCATTTGCATCTTTCATTTCTCTAATTACCCATACAGCAAAACCATAACCAGGTAACCATCTACCAACTTGTGGCATTTGTAAATCTAATTTTTGTGTGTCATCATATGCAGTTACAATACGTGCTATCTTTTCTGCTTTCTTTCTTGCTCTATCAGAATCTTTACCATTAGGTACATCTACTTTTAAATTAGGAATACGTCCTATTTTCTGTGCAAGATGTTCTAAACCTGACATCATAAGGTTAGGTACAGGTATTTGATAGTCTTGAAAACCTTTTATCTGGTCACCTAGTAATGCTAGTAAACCATCTGGTCCACCATTCATTATTGCACGAATACGTCCTCTAGTAGAATATGCACTCTGATTGTCATAGTGTAACTGTGTTATCTGATATTGTATCTCTTCAGGTGTCATCCTATCTCCACGGACTTTCGTTCATATCGCTTAAATTCCATTCTCCAAAACTAGGTTCATAATCTAATCCTACCTCAGCTAATCGTTCTTTTCCTAGTCTTCTTATAACTTTTATTGGAAACCAACTAGCCATAACGACATCTGATTTATAGTTTTTTGCTTTACTAGCCTTACTAGCAGCACTTGAAAAATAAATTAGTTGCCTACGATATATATTACTCTTTGTTTCGCTTTCTGCACTACCATAAGGTAAGTTAATTAGCTTTTGCTCAAACAACTGTTGCATACTTCCAACACCGTAAATAGGGTCAAATTTATTTTTTTGTGTCTGATGTCCCTCTAAATGTATACCCATACGTGCAGAGTATTCTTTTATCTCTCTATCTTGTCGTATAGCTTTTTGAAATCCGTTTTCTTCTATAACCCAATGTGCAAGTTTGTACTTTTCATACCATTTCTTTATAGATTTTTTTGCCTGTGCAACTCCTCCACCTTCTTCGTTTTCTATATCTACAAGATACATCATTCCTGATTCAGGGTTTACAGCCCACAAAAAACAAGCCTGAAAACCTGTAGATGCTGGGTCAAGTCCTGCGACTAGGTATGTCCCTGCAGGTACTTGCCCAACAACTCTATTGACATCTCTACACTGGTCAATATCTTCTGAATTAAACATTGTTATGCCTTCTACAAATGCTTTGTTAAGATATACCATTTCGTATATTGCTCTACCACCTGTAGTATCTGCATTATTTTTTTGTGACATAAGCCATTTGTATGTACGTTTGTTTTTCCATAACATACAATCTGTATGTTTATCTGTTTCTGTTTCTGGCAAAACACAATCTGTTTTGTGTGCTTCTTCTACAATATGTTCAAACTCTGGGTTTTCTAAAAGAAAGTTATACAAATCTTCTGGATGTTGTCTTGAACCTATGACTACAACACCAGTATGTTCCTCTTTACGAGATGACAAAGTAGTTGTCCACCATTGTCTAGTTTGTTCTCTAGCACTAGGTTGTATTGTTGTACCGTGGTCTTCTATGTCGTCTGCAATAATCAAGTCACAGTCACGAGAAAGTATCTTGCCGCC